TATCTGCCCAACGCGCACCCCGGTTTCTACTCTTGCACACCTAGGGCTTCGGGCTCGTACTGGGTCAGCACGGCCACGTCCGCACCCTGCCGAAGCGCCGTCCCAACGATGTAGTGGAACTGGGCTTCGGCATCAGGGCATTCCTCAATCTGGTACTCCTCGACCTCGTAGGCCATCCCTTTCCGATACCACTCGATCCGCACCACAGCCATCAGTTCGTAGGGGATGTCCCCGACGTTGTACCCCAGGATTGGCTTCCTGGGGCGCTTGGGCTGGGGCGGTTCAGGTTTAGCCACGGGATCCCTCCAAAAAGCCCATGCGGCAACCCGCAAAAGCCCTAGGAAAAAGTTAGGCGGCTTGGGCTGGTTCATCAGTCCCACAGGGCAGAAGCGTCGTTTTGGATCCGCTGAAGCTCGTCCGGCGTGCGTTCTTCCCTTGGGGATATATGCAAATCCTGTCCTTTTACACCAGATCCCTTGGTATCACTGGGAAGTAAATCAGGACAGGGGGTAGGCGTGTCCTGATTTGCCTGGTCCTCTCCAGCAATTAAGGACACGTCACCAGGCTGTCCTGATTTACTTTCCAGTCCCTGACTGGGATTTGGTGTTTTAGGACAGGAATTCACACACTCTCCCCGCGAGAGGATTGCTTGGTACGTATTCAGGGGTCTGGAACCAGTAGGGATCGAACCCGCGACCCGGACCAAACCACGCGACACAAGCCTCTGTAAGGCCTTCGGAATGGCGCCAGCCTTCCCACCACACAGACGATCGCCTGCAAGGTCGTTCACGGTCATCTCACGGGGGTATGACGCCCTTAGGCGCTGGAGCACCCGGTCAATGACCGACGCGGGGTTGCTGGAGTCGTTTTCGACCTCGGCAAAGTCCGACAGCGAGAAAGTCAGGTCATCTTCCAGCTTCATGATCAGCCTGGAGCCGTCACGACCAGCGCGAGATTTTTCGACGGTGATCAGACGGGTGTTAGGACCGAGCTGTTCAAGTTGTTTTTTGTCTGGCCTGGAAATTCGCCAGCACTCGTCCACACTATCCCGAAGCGAAGTTGTGCCCCTGAATCCACCAGACTTGTTCGAGTGGTGGATTAAGAGAATCGTGCAAGCGGGAAACAAACGCCCATTGTTGTTAGCCAGCCAGTAAAGAGGGCTAGCAAACTCTTTTTTGTTCTCGTCAAAAGCAGAACCCCGACTGCAACCAGTGATCGAGTCAATGATCACCAGCTTGGGGCGGTGCTTTTCAATCAAACGGATAAACCGGAAGTACCAATTCAGATCCCAACCCATCTGCACATGCACAGGATCGGAGTCAGTGAATTCCAAGTCCCGCATCTGCTGTTGGACTTGAACCTCGCTCTGGTCGCCATTTAGTACCAGCACCGACCCTTGCTGCACTGGGACATCGTCTGCTCGAACACTGAAGGGGATTCCTCGGGCTACGTGTTTAGCGATAGTCCAAGCGGACATCGACTTGCCGTCGCCACCAGCCCCGTGAACCATGACGACACCCGGGCACGGAAGAAGATCCGGGATCAAATAGTCAAACTTCAGGTCTTTGTTCAGAAGCGTTTCAAGGCTCATCACCTCATCCTGATCCTCAAACTGAAGTTGCGAGATCAGTAGGCGTTCGAGCGCACCAGCGTCGCGGTAACCAGCCTCAAGGGCCAGCGTGTTCATCGCGTGAGCCGCTTCTGCCGGGTTTTCAATTTCCTGGATCGCCTTAGCCCGCTTCATCACTTCGGCAAAGTCGAGGACGACGTTGCGGATCCGGGTGACGTTGTCGGCTTCAACGTCAGCGACGACCTTGCGAAGGTCTTCGGACAGCCAAAGCCGACCAGGCATCTGTTGGTCAGCCAGCCAGAAGAGGGAACCAAGGCTGACTGGACCTTTACGGAAGGACTTCCAGACTTCCTCGCAGGGGTTGCCGTCTGCCCAATCCTGTGAAAATTCTGGGTCTTCTGCGGACCAAGCGGACCAGAGCGTTAATCCAAGGTCAGTCGGCAGTTCCGAGTGGATCGCCATTCCAACTTTGATCCAGTGATCACGGCTGCCAACGCCTTGACCAGGGATGACCTTGAGTGCCGACTGAACAATCTCAGCAACTTCACTGGGGTCACGATCCGAGAAGTCGAGCGCCTTGCGGTTCTTGATGAAGCCACCGTCTTGAACGCCCTTGCCAGAGGCGTCGCGCATTTCAGCCAGCAACCAATCAGGAGCCGCTGGAATGTCGTCCAGGTCGCCCTCAAAGCCGTAGTAGCCGTCTGGCGCCTTCCCATCACTAGAACCGGGGTAAGCGCCGTAGATGACGCCCTGACGGCCCCACAGCACCTCATAGCCAGCGCCGGTATCGGACAGACCAAAACCTTGAACCTCGCCCCAGTAGTCAGCAGGAACGCGGAAGAGGTATTTGGCAGCGTTGGCTTTGGTCGAGGTGATGACTGGAGCACCAGCGAGCGTCTCACCCCATTTCTTTTTAAGACGAGCAAGGTTGCGATCCACATCAAGGATCACGAGACCTTTGCTGCGCGGCCCGGTGAAAGCACCAACAGCACGGAACACCTCAGGCCGACGCTCGATCTGAAGCGCAACGTCCGCCGGGTTCATCACCTGGTGGTGAGATTTTTCAAGCGGCGTCTTGCCCTTGCTGATCTTGCCCGATTGAAGACTGGTGCCAACGGCGTAGATGGGCGCGTAGGCGAAGCCAGACGGGAGTTGTCGGACAAACGCCAACAACTCCTGCACCTTTTGAGTGCTCATGTTAGAGTCTCACACGAGAATGTTTAGACCGCCCTTGCAGTTAGCCACTGCAGGGGCGTTTTCTCAATGTAGCCAGCTTTGTCAAGCGTGTTGACAATCGTGCTACTGTCGTAGGGCAGCCGACAAAACGGTTAGCAGCACCCTGTAACACGACACCATGAGTTTCCTTTCAAAGACCGCCGCATCCAACCTGACCAGTGGGTCAAGCGGCGGTGGCTACCTGAACTTGAGCAAGGTGCCCGACAAGGGCGAAGTCCGCTTCACGATCCTGGAGCAGCACCCGCTGGAGTTCTACCAAGTCTGGGCCACAAACCCTGATAACAAGCAGGAACGTCGTCCTTTCCGTTGGGATTATCAGCCCACCCCCGAGGATGTGTCTGCTGAGCTTGGCGATTGGATTGCCGACGAGAAGTACGAGCAGCCCGGCACCCAGGACGTGAAGTTCATGCTGGCGTGCCCCGTGTATAACTACGGCACCAGTAGTGTGCAAGTTTTCAGCTTCCACCAAGTCACGGTAATGAAGGAGGTTGATGCAATCTCCCAGATGGAAGATTTCCAAAAAGACATCACTACCGTTGATCTAATCCTCGGCAAAGATACGTCGAAGCCCCCCGCTTTGATGTACACAGTAAGGCCCGTTCCTAAGAAGGGAACCGAGGAGATGATCGCCGCAGCGTGGATCGAAGCCAAGGACAACGGCTTTGACATCAGCCGCCTGATCACCAACGGCAACCCATTCAAGGCAGCCTGATGGAACGGGAGTTTGGGGACGTGTTCTATGTGCATTGTCCCCACTGTGGCTCGGACTTTACCCGTCACTACATGGTCACTACGTTTGACCGTACAAGTGAAGATGGTCCAGTGACTGTCACTCCTGAAGGGTCACTTCCTGCTTCTGCCAATCCAAGCAATCGCCGAGAGGGTGTGATTATTGAATTGCTTTGCGAAGAGGGGTGTCCTCCGTTTCAGCTGTGCATTGCGCAGCACAAAGGGCACACTCAGGTGTACGAGCGCTGTTTTTATCCCTAACTCATTTTTGCCCCGTCATTGCACGGGGCTTTTTCTTTGGTAGTATCAAATTGGGAAAGTGTATTTGTCACCTCCAAGTGCAAGACGTTCTGGCTGGATTAAGACGCTGGCGCCTGGAGCAGGACAATTCTGGGCCATTCAGGGTCTACCGGAACAGCAAAGGAGAAGTCTTCCACTCTGTTACACACATCCTCAAAGAAAGCGACGAGAAATGTAAGGCTGCGCTGGCGCGATGGGAAGAACGACTGGGGCCAGCCGAAGCAAGCGCCCAGCGGAACATTGCCGCCACCAGGGGCACACAAGCCCACGATCAACAGGAGTATTACTTAAAAACAACAATGCAGCTGGCGCGATCCGCTGCTAACCGCCGCAACGCCATCAAGTTCGACGAGAACGGGCTGGCACGTATCCCTGCTCCTATCACCAAGTGGGCGCTCGACAAAGTCCACCCCAATCTTCCCAGCGTTGGCTGGAGCAGTTCTGGTTATGCGCGAGGACTGTCTAGCTGGATCAAGGAAAACTGCACGGAGATTTTCGCGTCCGAGTTTTCCATTCATCACCCCGCCGGATTTGCGGGCACATGCGATGCCCTTCTATCCGCAAAGAACACCGAGCTGGGGCTAACAGGACGCGAGGTGCTGGTCGCAGACTGGAAGACAACCGTCAAAACAAAAGTCTTAGATGAGTCTCACAATTACGTCCACCAGATTGCCGCCTACAGCCTCGGCCTAAAGCATTTGACCGGACTGGAGCCTACAGGCGGCTTAATTGTGCTGGCGCGACGTTGTGGTGCCCCTCAGCTGCATGTGATGGATAAAGACGCTCTCAAGCGTGCAGAAGTCGCATTCATGGACAGGGTTCTGCGATATTTCGACCAGCTAGAAGTCCCGGCCTAAAAACCCACCCATACTGTGTAAGAAATTCGCCATTCATAGCGATGGCTGGAGCAATGCTGATCCTGGCTGGCATCCTCATCGGGCTTTACGGTCTTGCCGTGCTGCTCGGTGACCGCGAACCCGACGGCACCGTGCGTGAGAGTATCAGCGTGAGACGCAAGGGTCTCAAGCGTAAGGAATGAAAAAGCCCCACCACAAGGGCAGGGCTGGTGCTCAAGCCTGCGGCTTTCGCACGAGGCCATTACTTAAGAAGTTTGAAGGTGAGTTGATCGCCGGGCTTGCCGTCTTGCTGCCATTGCTGGAGCAGGCTGGCTAGTTGCTTATCGGTCAAGCGGATCACCAGGGACCCGCTCAACACTGCCACTTGCTTATTGCGAGTCATTCTCAACTACCTTTGCGAGAGGGCTGGCGCTTGCCGGCATCGCTGCGCTTCTTGCGTGGAGCACCTTTGCCAGCTTTGGTGCGCGTGGCAGGAGCCTTGGGTGATGTGCGCGGAAAAAGTCCCATATCTTGTGGAAAAACCTTCTCCAGAAGATCGGCTGGGATGTCAAAGCCTTTGTTGACGCGCTGGCAATCACGCCAGTAGGGCACGATCTCCACGCGCATTTGCATGGGGCCTTCCTTGCCGTAGAGCTGGTGCAATTCGAGCAGGGTGGCCCAATCGTCCGAACGTATAACAGAACGTTCTACAGCCCAGCGGAGGTCGCGCAACATGCGCTTCTGGAGCCGAATCTCCTCGCGCTCCTGTTCTCTTGCGTCCTTGCGGTCGTGATGACTGGCGAACATCAGACTGCCTCCACCATGTAGACGGTTTGGCCGGAAGCGGTGCACATTCCGCAGTCGGTGATGTGCAGCAATCCACGACGCTGGAGCGAACGTGCAACCCGCACGGTGTCGCGGTCTGTGCTGATGGTGTGATGACCAGGATGCTTGCGGCAGAAGTCCAGCATGTGCTGCTGGAGGTAGCCAAGTCGTTGTGCCATGGTACGGCGAATCAACATGTGCCCTGTAACAGTAGCACCATGCCCGACCCACGCCAGCCAGGTTACCAAGTGTAACAAGACAAGGGATTATGAGCTGGTGCGGATGCATGATGGTGGGACACAACGCCCAGCCGACCAGCTGGATTGATCATGTTTGAGCTTCTCGTGGTTCCCGCCTACGGGCGCAACTACAACAGCAAGGCCGCCATCTGGGATGACTGGTGCGCTGGCAAGGACTTCCAGGTGGTGCCCCACGGCTCCTACATCAACAAGGAGGACGCCGACCGCTCCTCGCTGGCGTGCATCATCGTGCGCTACGGCAAAGAGCTTCGCAAGAGCGCATCAATCAACCTGATCCGCAATCGCATGAATTGACTGGCGCACTGAAGTGTAAGGCTATGATCAGGGCACGACCCAGTTTGTGACTGTCGCCGTGCCCTCACCTTCAAAGCATGACCCCCTTCGTAAGCTTCGCAAATCCAACCCAGAAGAACTAGAGCGTCGAGTGAATGACGCTTACATGTTGATGTTGCACGGTGGATCACGCCGTGAGAACTGCAATCAACTAGCCCAAAAATATAATGTTTCCTACCGTCAGGCGGAAAATTATTACTTCAAGGCTAGAGAATTGATGAAGACCGATATGAGTGAGAATCGCCAAGATCTCCTTAATCAGGTCAACAACATGCGCCTACATACCATTCAACGTGCATTAAAACGGGGGAACTTACAGGTGGTTGCCCACTTGCTCGATTCACTGGCGCGTTCAGCTGGGGAAGGCACGGCAGAACAGGAAGCCACTCATGCGCCAACGTTGAACATCAGCATTCAACCGCCGCGCTCAAACGGCCATTCATTGCAGCCAGCCAACGACGAACCGTTGCAGCTGGAGCCAGTGACGGTTGAGGCCATTCATGAGGACAGCCATTCATAAGGACGGCCATTCATAAAGGCCATTCATAGTCGCCATTCATAGCCTGGAGCCATTCATGGCCATTCATGCGCGTGCACGCATATCCGCATGTACGGCTGTTGTCCGTACAAGGGCACTATGCGTTTAGACGCATAGAAGGGACTATGCGCCTAGAGTCATAGAGTATTGGTAGGGTGAGCATGGCCGAACCTATCACGGGGTGGACAGTCTACCCCTACAGTGTGACACATTAATAAATGTAACAGTAAGGCGGGAAAGGGTCCGGCTGGTTCCTATTGTCGGGTCAAGTCACTCAGGCACATCACGCCATGACCTATCAACCCGAGCATTTAGAGCGCTGGACCTCTGCGGATCCGGCTTTCGGTTCCACCGATAATTACCTAGGTGCGGACCTTTCGGACTTTTACTTGGCTCCCGTATCTATCACGCGTGACACGTCCGACAGTGTGAGCCTGTCCAACTGGCAGGTTGTCACTGAAGAACTGGATAAGCTGGCGCGTCATGACGAAACCGGCATCACCCGGATGGGACATTGGGCCTGCGGTTGGTATGAAATCTTTCTAATCCATGCCACCGACAGCGAAGCGCTAAAGGCTGCCGACCAATGGGCCTGCGACCTCGAGAGCTATCCCGTAGCTGATGAGTCCCACTTAAGCGAGCTTGAAAGCCAGGAAGAAGAAGAGGCCTGGCAGCGTTACGGGGAGAGCGACTGGCGCGACGCCATAGCGAAGCAGTTGGAACAGTACGCTCCGGAATCTGCTGATCAATGGTGGGCTAGCGACCTAGCCGATACCCTGACGGATGAACAGTTGGCCGCTAGCTGGTCCGCTGCTTGCCAGGCTGACGGCTGGTACTGCGAGCATCACTCGGACGGTCCCTGCCTGAATATTCATGACGCGGCCAAAACCTTGACGGCTAGCACCCTTTCGGAGCTATTGGGCCAGACAATACTGCCCATTGATCAGCAATGGCGCTTCGAACAGTATCCATGGCCCGGTGCGTCACCCGCTCCGTTGCTGGCTTGACGGCTGGTCAGATCCCGTTCTAATGTTGCATAAGAGCAAACCCAACCAAGGCTCACACTATGACTGCTATTTCCGATCTGATGACAGGCCCCGTCATCATCACCCGTTACCTTGGGCCCACTAATCAACGCGGCTCCCGTGTTGTGGCGACACATCGCCGTGATTCGAGCCGCTCAAATTGTCATCCATGGCGCAAATGCCTGTCTTGGGATCACGCGCTAAATGCTGAGGCTAATCATCAGGCAGCCGCACAAGCTCTGCTTGATTCTTGGCCTTACGAAACCGATCTTGAGATTGTAGGCCGCGGCCATGATGCGGATGCCTATTACTGGCTCACCATGTCCCGCTCGCTTGGTTAGGGCCATTCATATGGCCTGCTTATATAAGCCATTCATACGGGCTAGGCGAGACCTAAAAGCAACGTTTATGTTTCGCAGGGTCAATCCTAGCCTGTCTGGTGTCACACCCGGCAGCGCCTGGCAGGGACTTACTGCTATTGAGAATCGTTTGCAACAAGTAGCGAAACGTCCTGTTGCTACTGAGAATCGTTTGCAATAAGCGATTGGGCGACTGGCGCTTTTGCTATTGAGAGTCGTTTGCAATAGGCGATTGTTACCGATTGTGAACGTTTCGGCGGTTCCCCCTGGTCGGGGTCGCCCGATGGCCTATTGTTAAACACAAGCGAGGCAACCACTCGCTTCCACCACCTACACCAAAGGAACCCCAAATGATCCAACAAACCAACGCGCTCACCATTGCAGTGGAGCCTTCTGGCGTCGATCTCAACGATGGTCAGATCATTGTCAACATCAAGGGCGGCGATTCTGTCCGCATCACCGGCATCGAAATGGAGATGTGGTTGCGTGAGATTCGCTACCTGGTGTCCTCTTTTGAGTGGAGATCAACCGGCAAGCAACAAGAACACAAGAACCAGCTGGAACTCCTGCAGGATTCCTTAGCTGACGTGCTACAGAAGATCAACGCAAAATCTACTGAAGAGGCCAAATGATGCGACCGCTTAAGTTAATTGCAGCCGGCGCTTTGCCGGTTCTTCCTTTGCTACTATTCTTACTGTAACACTTTGTAATATTACAGAGTGTTACAATAACTCCCTAGCAGTCCCCATCCGTGTTACACTGTAACAGTCAACCAGGCAAATCCCGCCATGACAACTATCACCAGCACCACGAACAAAGACGAGATTGTAAGCAACGCTTGCGAGTTAATTGATTCTCAGGCTGACACAATCTCACAGCTACAGCAACAATCCAAAACGTTATTCTTTGCCCTTGCGTTAAGTTTAGCCTGGCAGTTGTTGTTCTAGTTTGTTATACTTTAGGCCGGATCTTCCGGCCTTTTGTATAATTAAGAATTGTTGCAGGGGGTAGAGTCCCGAAAACAGCCAACGCGAGAAGAAGATAGGGAACCTACTGAAACATTCGCGTTTCTGTTCTCCTGTACTACAAGGGGGTAGGGGTTCGATTCTTGTACTACCCTAGAAGGCACCTCAAAAAATAAAAATGACAGCTACGGCTGGCGGACTGGATCTTCGATATGCCCAAGGTCAAGTATTTAGTAGCCGTAAACGCTTCCGCGTCCTTGTTGCCGGGCGAAGATTTGGAAAAAGCTACCTGTCATGCATCGAATTGCTGCGTGGGGCGATCGAGAGGCCGGGGGAAACTTTCTTTTACGCGGCCCCTACATACCGGATGGCGAAGGACATTGCCTGGAAGGTGATGAAAAAGCTGGTCCCGAAAGCGTGGATCAAGAGCAAAAACGAGACGGACCTAAAGATCGAGCTAGTGAACGGCTCAACGATCGAACTGAAGGGCACTGAAAACGCCATGGCCCTCCGTGGCCGCAGTTTGGCTGGCGTGGTGCTGGACGAAGCCGCATTTATGTCCAGCGAGGTCTGGTTCGAGGTCATTCGACCCGCGCTAGCCGACAAACAGGGCTGGGCACTGTTTATTTCCACCCCGGACGGCACCGCCAGCTGGTTTTACGACCTTTGGTGTTATGCAGACGAGGGCGACAACGACTGGCAGCGGTGGCAATTCACGACGATCGACGGCGACAACGTCCCACCAGAAGAAATTGAAGCTGCTCGCGCCCAACTCGACGCCCGCACCTTCCGGCAAGAATTTGAAGCCTCGTTCGAAAACCTCAGCGGCTTGGTCGCCATCAGCTTCTCGGACGACAACATCGACAAAACCGTCCAAGATTTGCCCGTTTTGCCCCTGCTGATTGGGGTGGACTTCAACATCGACCCGATGAGCGCCATCTGCGCGGTCAAAAAGGGCGACGTGCTGTGGGTCTTCGACGAAATCATCATGACCGGCGGCGCTACCACCTGGGATTTATGCGAAGAAATCCAATCCCGCTACGGCGTGGAGCGACGCATCATCACGTGCCCGGACCCAACGGGTGGCGCCCGCAAAACCGCCGGCGTTGGCGCAACCGACCACAACATCCTGCGTAAGTCCGGCTTCACGGTGTCTAGCCCCCGCAGCCCGTGGAAGATCCGCGACAAGATCACCTGCGTCAACACCGCGCTGCTCGATGCCACTGGAACCCGCCGCCTTTTTATCCACCCCAAGTGCAAGGAGCTAATCAAGTCTCTCCGCACCTTGACTTACGCCCCCGGCACCGGCCTCCCCAACAAAAACCTCGGAGTTGACCATGCTTTTGACGCTCTTGGCTACCTCTGTCTTCAAACTTTCAACCTTGCCAAACCAGAGTCCCTCGGAAAAACCAACTATCGTGTGTGGTAGGCACCTTCTGCTGGCGCACCATGGCGAAAAAGAAGCCCACAAAAGCACAAAAGAAGGTGGAAAAAGTCATGTCCGAGTACAAATCGGGCAGCCTCAA